CAACTTTGATAAATAATTTCACAGAATGGTTACAAAAGGAAACCCGTGGTCATAAAGATATTGTTGATTATCTTAATGGCTATAACAAAGAAGTAGGCCACCGAAAATTTAATTTCGTGTACGCTGCCTTTTCTATGGATTGCTCTGATTACTTCCCTCAATATGTTAATGTAGATAGCCATACCTATTTAGGAAACAATGCTGTCCGCTGTATGAAAAGGCTCTCAACAGGGTGGAAACCAGACGACTTTATGAACCTGCTGGTAGAACGTACCGGTGGAAAAGCAAAAGACCTTGAAGATGTGATGTGTGACTTTGTTCGCTTTGGTCAAAACTATGTACCTCGTGGTAATGGTACATTTGATCATGTATCTGCAGACCTGATGAATGCTTCAGGCTGGGAATCAGGATGGGAACAAAGACAAGGTACACCGCCAGAAAAGGGTGTACAACTCGATGAATTTATGGTATAATATACCTAATGAAACTTATAGGAGAAATATATGTCTGTAATGGATAGACTAAAGAAGAATTCGAAAATCAAGGGTACAGACATCCTTGCTAACTCGAAGATCTTCTCACAACAGGACTTTGCAAGTACGCCAGTCCCAATGATTAATGTGGCTCTATCAGGCGATCCTGATGGTGGTCTAGGCTCTGGGCTAACGGTCCTTGCTGGTCCATCAAAGCACTTTAAGACTTCATTTGCTTTGCTTATGGCAGCAGCATATATGAACAAGCACAAAGATGCTATTATGTTATTTTATGATTCAGAGTTTGGTTCACCTCAAACATACTTCGAATCATTTGGCATTGATACATCACGTATCTTGCATACACCTATCACTGATGTTGAAAAGCTTAAGTTTGATCTAGTATCTCAACTTGAAGCTATTGAGAAAGATGATCGTGTAATTATCGTAATCGATTCTATTGGTAACCTTGCTTCTAAGAAAGAATTAGAAGATGCTATTAATGAGAAATCAGTTGCTGATATGTCTCGTGCAAAAGCACTCAAAGGTTTGTTCCGTATGGTTACGCCATATCTTACAATGAAGAATATCCCTTTACTTGCTATCAATCATACTTACAAAGAGATTGGTTTGTTTCCAAAGGATATCGTTGGTGGTGGTACAGGTATTTACTATTCAGCTGATAACATCTGGATTCTTGGTCGTCAACAACAAAAGACTGGTACAGAGATTAAAGGTTATAACTTTATTATCAATGTTGAGAAATCACGTTTTGTTAAAGAGAAATCTAAGATTCCGGTATCTGTAACATGGGATGGTGGCATTGAACGTTACAGCGGTTTACTTGATATTGCAATGCACGGTAACTTTGTTGCTAAACCTTCTAATGGATGGTATTGTAGAGTTAATCAAGAAACTGGTGTCCTTGAAGATCCTAAATGCCGTGAGAAAGAAACACTGACTAAAGAGTTCTGGGAACCTATCTTCGCAGAAACTAATCTCAAAGAATACATTAAGTCTCATTATACCATTGGATTAAAATCAATGCTTGGTGAAGATGTTGATGTATTTAGCGATGTACAATCGGAGACAACCAGTGTATAATGTAACCACAAATGATTATAAATTCGTTGAACGTGCTGATGACGACTTTTATACTGTTGAGCTTACTACCGGCGATTGGGCTGGTACTAAGTATCAATATGGTAAAGTAAGCGCTAAGATTGAAGAAATCAATGATGATGAAGATGGTATTGCAAGGCTAAACTTTATGTGGACGCTAATTGAAGGTGATGAAGATCTTGCCGAGAATCCTGCCTTTCAAGACTATATAGGTAAAGTATTGCAAAACATTTTAGAAGATGCTTTTGACAGTGGTAATTATAAGATAGGAAATGATGATGATAGCAAACGTACCGACAACGATTCTGCGGAACCTATTAACCAATGATGAGTTTACCCGTAAAACTATTCCTTTCTTAAAGAAAGAATATTTTGAGGGTGCACAGCGGTTCGTATTTGATGAAATATTAAAGTTTGTTAGTAAGTATAACAAACTGCCAACCCCTGAAGCGTTGTCTATTGAATTAGATAACGCTAATCTTCCTGAGCAAACACATATTCAAGCTCATGAAGTTGTAGATAGTATTAAGGAGTTCGTCCCAGATGATATGGGTTGGCTCCTTGAATCATGTGAAAAGTGGTGTCAGGATCGAGCAATCTATCTTGCCATCATGAAGTCGATTGAAATTATTGATGGTCGTGATGAGAAACAGACAAAGAATGCTTTGCCTGAAATCTTATCTGACGCTCTTGCTGTTTCATTCGATACTAACATCGGCCACGACTATGTCGGTAACGCTGATGCTCGGTATGACTTTTATCATACTGCTGAAGAAAAATTGCCTTTTGATCTTGATAAGTTTAATCTTATTACAAAAGGTGGTTTACCAAAGAAAAGCCTAAACATCGCCCTTGCTGGTACCGGTGTTGGTAAATCTTTATATATGTGTCACTGTGCTGCTGGTGCATTGACCGATGGTAAAAACGTTCTTTATCTGACCATGGAAATGTCAGAAGAAAGAATAGCTGAACGTATTGATGCTAACTTGTTTAACGTGCCTATTGATCAACTTGAAAATCTATCGAAAGATATGTTTCATAATAAAGTAAACAAGATCGCATCCAAGACTTCAGGCCAATTGATTATTAAAGAATATCCAACTGGTTCTGCGCATGTCGGCCATTTCCGTGCATTGCTCAATGAACTTAAACTCAAAAAAGACTTTGCACCGGATATTATATTTATTGATTACTTGAACATCTGT